CTACACGTGGCACTCGCTGCCCCGATCACCAGCTGCCGGTGCGTGGTCATGCACACCGCAAGGCAAGGGCACAGGTGCTGGCCGGTGCCACGCACTGCGCCACGTGTGGATGCACGCCGACCAAGGACAACCCGCTGACCCTCGGGCACATCAAGGCCAGGGCAGACGGTGGCACGCTTGATAGAAGCAACCTGATGGCCCAGTGTGCCCGGTGCAACTACCAGGGTGTGGGGGCCACCAACTAGCGGGTAGGCATGCCAAATCACCCCGCGAGTATTCCAGCTACGGATTTGCAACTCGATTCTGAGGACACGGCCAAGCCGGGAAGGGACACATGATGCCGAAAAAGGCAACAGCTGAACCACCGTCACGCGAAGATAGGCGGGCACAGGTCGAAGCTGACCTGGCCAAGTTTCGTAAGGAGTGGGAGGAACTAGGCAGCCCTTCCCTGATCCGCACGGCAAGCCTGAACCTGGCACCGCACCCGTACATTCGGATGATCCGCGAGTGCGAGATGATGCTGGAGCGCCTGGCCAGACTTCCGGGCGCGGAGTACCGTGGTCGCCCAGCTGGCAGCCAGTCGGCACCCGACCGGACGGCGGCACCGCCACGCCTGGTGGCGGTGGGTGAGTAGCTACTACGACCTGACGGAGTACCCCCACTTCAGCTGGTGGTGTGAGGAGTACCTGCGGCACAGCGTGGATCGGTTCGCCGGGCAGGCCATCAAGTGGGAGAAGTGGCAGGAGGACTTCTGGAACGACTTGCTGGCCTGGGACAGCGCCCGCAACGCGCCGTACTGGGGCAGCGCAGCCCTGGTGGTCAGTCGCAAGAACGGCAAGACCCAGATGCTTGCCGCGCTGGCGCTGTACCGGCTGCTGACCAGCGAGGACAAGTCGGAGATACTGCTCGCAGCTGCCAGCGACAAGCAGGCGGGCCGACTGTTCGACGCGGTGATCGACTACCTGCGGCAAGCCCCAGAGCTGTCGGCCCAGGTGCGACGGCGCGAGCACATCGGCGAAATCGTCAACGTTGCCACAGGCGGCAAGATCATCCGGCTGACCAGTGTGGGCGAAGGCAACGACGGCTACAACCCAAGCCTGGTGATCGCGGACGAGCTGCACGGCTGGCTGACGCCCACCAGGAAGCGGGTCTGGACATCGCTGCGCACTGCCCGTGGGGCCAGGGAGAACTTTCAAATGGTCACGATCACGACCGCAGGCGATGCCAGCACCAGGGCCAGCGGCATCCTGGGCAAGATGATCGACGGCAACGAAGCCAGTGGCGAACTGGACAGGCCCAACGACGGGCTGACGATCAGCCGCAACCACACCAGTCGGTTGATGGTCTACAACTATTCGGCACCGACCACCGACCCGTCCGACTTCCCCAAGATGAAGCTGGCCAACCCGGCCAGCTGGGTGACGGAAGACTTCATCCGTGAGCAGGTGTCCGCCGATGACCTGACGGACGCGGAGGTGCTGCAGTTGCACGGGTGTGTCTGGGCGGAGACTGACACCACCTACATCACGATGTCAGCCCTCCAGGCAGCGCAGTGGACTGGCACTGACCCCATCAGGCCGGGCGAGCGTGTGGTGCTTGGCTTTGACGGATCGGAGCGCAACGACGAAACCTGGCTGGTGGCGGTCAACATGGAAGGCAAGATCATGCCCCTGGCGCGCTGGGCCAAGCCCAGGCACGCGGGCGAGGACTGGCGCGTGCCCCGCGCCGACGTGCATAACCAGGTGGAACTTGCATTCAGTAGGTACGACGTGCTTGAGTTTGCGTGCGACCCACCGGGTTGGTACGCGGAGATAGACGTTTGGACTGAACTGTACGGTGACGGCGTGGTGGTCATGTTCGACACCAACAAGCCGGTACGCATGGCCCCAGCTTGTGAGCGCATGCGGTCTGCCATCAATGATGGCGAAGCGTTTTACGGCGGAGAGCTAGGAGGGGTCTTGCGTGAGCACTTCGGTAACTGCGTCACCAAAGAGACGAGCAGCGGCATTGTTGTCATCAAGGACGACAAGATGTCACCGCGCAAGATTGACGGTGCGGTGGCCAGCATCTTCGGCTACGACCGGGCCATGTGGCACGCTGCCAACGTGGCTCCGACGTATCGAGTGGCGGGATTCAGTTGAGCGTTGAATCTGACAAGTGGCTGGGCATCCTGTCCGGTCGCCTGGCTGACCGCCAGCCCAAGATGAAGACGCTCGACGACTACTACAAGGGCCAGCACCCGATGCCCTTCCTGGTCGAAGCGCATAAGTCCAAGATGATCGACGAGTTCCGCCGGATGCTGGAAGAGAGCCAGGCCAACTTTATGCGCCTGGTCGTGGACGTGACCGAGGAGCGGCTCAAGGTCGAAGGGTTCAGGCTGTCGGCATCGTCCAACGACCGGGCCGACAGTGACACCTGGGACATCTGGCAGGCCAACCAGCTGGACAGCGAAGTGCAGGTTGCTTTCGTCGAGGCGCTGGTCAAGGGCGTTTCGTACATGTCGGTCTGGTCGGGCGCTGATGGAGACCCGCCGACCATCGCAGTGGAAGACCCTCTAGAGACCATCGTGGCCTACGTGCCCGGCACCGGCTACCGCCAGCGCGCAGCCGCGCTGAAGATATGGCGTGACGACGACGCGGGCGTGATGCGCGCCAACGTCTACCTGCCCGACGGCATCACCAAGTACGAGGCGGAGCTGGCTGCCAAGGACGACACGACACAACGCTTCATGCGCGTGTTCCGCCCGGTCAAGCCAGAGGCGCGCTGGAACGAGATACCCGGCAGCTTTGTGCCCAACGGCATCGGGGTCGTACCCATCGTCCCACTGCGCAACCGGCCACGGCTGGGCTGCGAGGGCGAGTCGGAGATACAGGACGGCACGCACATCCAGAACCAGATCAACGGGTTCCTGTTCCTGCTGGCCCTGGCGGGCTACATGGGCGCGCACCGGCAGCGGTGGGCGACCGGTCTCAAGATCATGGAGAACACCGCAGGCCAGCCCGTCGAGCCGTTCAACCCAGCGGTGGATCGTCTGTGGCAGGCTGAAGACCCCGCCGTAAAGTTTGGCGACTTCGCACAGACCGACCTGGCCGGTTACCTGCGCAGCATCGAGCAGAAGGTGGAGCACATCGCTGTGACCACACGCACGCCCAAGCACTACCTGCTGCCTGCCGGTCAGGAGCCGTCCGGCGATGCCATCAAGTCGGCGGAGTCCGGTCTGGTCAAGAAGGTGCTGCGCAAGCAGACGATCTTTGGCGAGGGACTCGAAGAGACCATGCGCCTGGCGCGCAAGTTCGCCGGTGAGCAGGACAGCCCGCCTGACAGTGAGATTGTCTGGGCTGATCCGGCGCTGCGATCGGAAGCGGAGATAACGGACGCTGTCATAAAGCGGTGGCAGCTGAAGCTGATTGACCACGCCCAGGCGCTGGAGGACTTGGGCTACACCCAGACGCAGATCACGCGGATACTGGCCAGCGTGCCCAGCACAGAGGCACCTGACCCGGTAGCACCCAACCCCAACGGCGCACCTGCGCCGGTACTCCAAGGAGGCGAGTAGATGTCCACGGCACCAGCACCTGATCCAGTCGTGCCTGATCCGGCAACACCGGCCCCCGAGCCGGCGGTTCCCGCAGCACCGGCCTTTGTGCCGATCACGTCCCAGGAAGACTTCGACCGGCGCATCCAGGATCGGATAGCGCGGGTCAAGAACACACCACCTGCGGACTACGCAGACCTTCAGGCAGCCAAGCTAGAGCTGGACGAAATCAAGGCTGCCAGTCAGACCGAGCTGGAGCGGCTGCAGAAGCAGCTGGCGGACACGCAGAAGCGTGCCGACCAGGCGCAAGCTGCTGCCAAGGCCCAGCTGGTGCAAGCCGCGATCCTGGCGGAAGCCACACGTCAGGGCGCTGTCAAGCCGGAGCACACGCACCGGTTGCTAGACACGGAAGCTGTCACCGTTGGCGACGACGGCCAGGTGATAGGGGCTGAGGATGCCGTCCGGGCATTCCTTGAGGCCAACCCGGAATACGTCGGCTCAACGCGGGCCAGTGGGTCGGCGGATCAAGGCGCACGTGGTGGCGGTGCAAACCAGCTGACACGTGATGACCTCAAGAATATGTCCAGTGCAGACATCGTGAAGGCGCAAAGCGAAGGCCGACTCGATCACCTGCTCAAGGGCAGCTAACGTGAAAGGTAGATAGATGCCTGTAGGCGATTTCATTCCAGAAATCTGGTCTGCAAACATCCTGGAGACGCTTGAGCAGACCCTGGTGTATGCAGGCCCACAGGTTGTCAATCGAAACTACGAGGGCGACATCGCGCAGGCTGGCGACACCGTCCACGTCACTTCGTTTGACGACCCGACCATTGGCACGTACACCGTCGAGACGAACATCACCGTGCAGTCCATCGGTGATGACACGGACAGCCTGGTGATCGACCAGGCCAAGTACTTCGCCTTCGACGTGGACGACGTGTCCGTGCGCCAGGCGCTGCCTGGCTGGGTCGAGTACGTGACCGGTCGTGGTGGGTTCAAGCTGGCAGCCAACATCGACAGCTTCTTCAGCAACCTGATGTACACGGCGGTCAACGGTGTTGCCGGGCAAGACCTCGGGGACATCACCATCGACATCAGCGACAACAACGCCTACGGCGCGTTGGTCAACCTGCGCACGGCGCTGACCAACAGCGAGACGCCTGCGGCGG